TGCATTAGTGCGACCTCAGTCGCCCGAGTGCCGCCTGAGTAGGCGCCGAGACCAACGCTTTGATCCTGGTGATCGCGCAGCACGCTCACAACGCGATTCGTCTGCACGCAGTAGATCGGCAGCGTGTCCTGCATGGCGGCGACGAAGAACGTCCCCTGCCGGCCGACGAGGAAGTCTCCAACCTCAAACGGGCGAGCGTCGAACATCCCAAGCCAAGTGGCCTGGCCGTACTTGTTCGGCGCGGAGTAGCTGAAATTCGTGGTGAACGACGCAGGCAGCGTCTGCAAAGCGGTTGACGACAGCGGGTTACTGGCGCTCGTGGCGCGAAATTGCTGGTAGTCGAAACCGATACGCTTGGCTGCCTGCCCGTACCCTTTATAAATCTTGGCCTGGAGCTTTGCGCCGTCCATGTCACCCCCTGGCCATGCTGATCCCGCCATTACCCAGCGAAGGGCCAGGCGGTACGCCGAGGAATCCGCACAACTCGCGGCGCCAGATCCGGTAAAGACTCATCCGGTCAGACACTTCGTTCTTGTTGTGTACCCACACGGCGGCCTGGTCGGTGTCCAGGTTGTCGGTGGCGGACAGAACATCCGTTTCCAGCCCGCCCAACCTGGTCAGGAATGAGGCCATGGTGACCTCTTCCTCGGGGCGCAGGTTGTCGAGCCGGTGATTCATCGTCTGCCAAATCATCGGTGCGACCCAGCCCCAGGCAGTGTCGCGGCGATCATCGAGCGTCACATCACCCTGCATCGGATAGCCGGCGTAGCGACGGGCGTCCGACTTTTGCTGATCGGTAAGCATCTGCAATCCTCGATGTAATGGGCAGAGATCAACGATTCAACAGAGCGGTGACGTTGTAGATCTCAAACTCGCCGACGCCAATGTAGTTTCCGGTGCCGGTACCGTTGATTTTTGCGTAGAACTCAAGCTGCGTGAGGGTTGTTGGCTTTACCCAAAACATCATTCGCTGAGCCGTAATGTCAGCCACCGAGCCATTGAGGATGTTCAGCTCAACGCCATCGACTTTCACGGTAAGGAACGAGCCGCCGGTGGTGAGGTTTCCGGCGGCCGACTCCATCGCAAACGAAATCAGGAGGTCATCACCGGGCAACCAACCAGAAGTGACCACCTTGCGCAGATATGGATTGCCGGACGCAGTCGTCCCGGTCAGTCGCGCAAAGCTGCCACGGTAGCCAGCAGGCGCCGTAGTGACCGATGCAGTCGCTGTGCCAGCCTTTGTCCATCCATCTGGCACGCCGTCCGTGTTGGTGTCGGTCAACATGAAGCAGTTGCCGCCAGCCAGGCAGTAGTTAGCCGTGCCGCCAACGTTGGATCTGGGCGCCCATGCCTGCACAGGCGCACCAGCACGCAACCACGCCGCCTTGGCAGACTTGGCAATCAGCGCTGGAGCAAACAGAGGATGAATGCCGTCCGACGAGTTGCCGGCCGCCCAGGTCCCTGTTGCCGCATCCATAACCCCGCCCCATTGGTCGAAGCCAGAGATGCCGTATTTCCACACCAGTGCCTGTTGCGCCGCCAGGTATGAGGCTGCCAGCGCTACGTTACTCGTAAGCGGGGACGTAAAGTCCAATACCGGAACGACTCCGCGACCAAGCAGATTTTGGATAATGGCTTCCATGTTCTGCCGATGGGTCTGGACGGTAACGCCTGTCAGGCCGTCGTTCGCTCCCTCCATGAAGGTGCAAACTTCCGCATCAACCGGGACATCGCGCGCCATTCTGTCGAGCATCATGGCACTGGTGTTGCCGGCGATACCACCGGACCTGACCAGTCGCACCACGTCTCCAGCAGCGTAGGCCGCCTGATCAGCGACAGAAATACCATTGACGCCTGCGTAGATCGAGTTGCCGAGCGTTGCATACCGAAGCGGCACGCCAGCTGGGCGAGCCGAGATCCCCTGAGACAAAAGCTGACTTTTCAGGGCAGACCCAACTTTCGTCAGGTCAGTCGACACGTCAATTTGTACCTGTCCTGCAACGCAAGCCACCTTGAACGACATGTCGAAGTGGTATGGCCCAAGAACAATCGGAAAGCTGCTGCTCTGCGAAGAAACCACCCTGCCGCCGTACACAAGATCGACGAGCGCATTGCCAGCAATTGGCGTGATGGTTGCTACGCAGCCACGTTGTAGGCTGTTGGCGGCCGAATCACCGGCGGACAGAGCCACGATTAGGCGGCCTGGTCAAGCAGAGCCTGCAGGGCTGCCTGGTCGGCGCCGTCTTCGAAGGCAATGCCTTTTTCAGTCAGCGCGGCCTTGGTGTCATCCAGCAATTTGGCAGCCTTCACTTCCTTGGCCGACAGCTTCTTGCTACCGAACAGTTCGTGGAAGTTTTCGTCGAAGTCGGATTCGTTGATCAGGACAAAATCACCCTGGCCTTCACCCCACGACTTCACTTGAATGGTTTTGTCGCTCATGTGCTTCTCCAGAAAGGAACGAGCCCGAGGCCGAAGCCCCGGGCGCAGTCATTACGCCAACAGCAGCGCGGTGTGTTCCGGCTTGACCATCGCAACACCCCAGGCCAGTGCGATTTCGTACTGGATCTGGCGGTATTGCTTGTACAGCGAGATTTCGAACGACAGGCCACTCACCGGGTCGGTGATGATCATGCGGTCAGAAGCGCTGTCGCCGCCGTCTGGCAGCGCAGGTGCGCGGGTGGCAACAGCCAGTGCCGATCGGGCGAACGCCATGTTGCGGGTGGTCGCGGCGATGATGGTGATCGCGGTAGCGGCAGCCGGGATCGCCTTGCGCAGGCCAGGAGCAGCCAACACGACAGTGCCGCCGTTCGAGGTGTCGGCGTCGCCAGTCAGCACGACGTATTTGTTGGTGTCCCCCGCGAAGGTGATCACGTCGCCAGCCAGAACGGTGCCGGTGCCGGCCGAGGCCAGGGTGATGGTGGTAGCGCCGACGGCATAACCGGTAGTGTTGGTGGTGGCAGCAGCGCCGGTACCAGCAATCACGGTCTTGACCTGGGCCGACTCGCGGATAGCGAAGCCATGCACGTCGAGCAGAACGCCACGGCGCAGCATGGAGGTGTCAGCGGCTTCGTTCGCCTTGGTCAGTTGACCCAGGGTACGCATGCTGGCGCCGGCGGTGGTGTCCAGCACCATCTGCAGGTCGCTCATCGGCGCACCGTTGTCCGACAGGATTTTGCGCATCTGCGCGGCTTCTGCCAGGTTGGTGGCGAACGGGACGGTGCCAGGAGTGCCGTAGGCGCGGGACGACTTCAGGCACAGGGCGGCGATGTCGGATTCGACTTCGTTGACCAGAGCACGCATGCCTTGGGCGAGCTGATCGCGCAGGATTACGTTGTACGAGGCGCCGTTGTTGTCCAGGCCGCGCTTCTCTTCACCGTTCCAGCGAACCGGCACACGGCGAGCTTTGGAGATGGTCATCGATACAGAGCCGATGGACTGGTCGCCGTCGTTTGGCGGAGTCACGGCCGGGGTGATGTCGGTTGCGGTTGCAGCCGGCGCCACTGGCGAGGTGACGGTTTGACCCACTGCGGCACGCTCGTAGGTCATGTCGGCAGAAACGGCGGGGATGAAGCCCACCAGTTCGCGGGACACTACGTCCAGTGCGTTGTAGATCGTGGTGGTTAAGCCGGTGAGAGTGTTGCTCATGGATTGCTCCTAGGGATCAGTCGGTAACATCACCGCCCGCAGACACGTGTGCATGCTTGCCCACTGGGTCAAGTGCATCGAACTGGGAGCGAGAGAGGGATTTTTTGCCATTGCCGCCATTCCCACCGTTGTTCGAAGCGCCAGAGCCAGAAGCCCCGGTGCCCTTCAAGATGTGATCGCGGTGCGGGTATTGCTCAACGAGGGTTTCAACTGCTTCATCGAAGTCAGCGATCTCGCCTGGACGGGTACGGCTGTAAATTTTCTGGCCGTGCTGGTCGTAGGCGACGGGCTTGCCATCCTCGACTTTGAAGGCGGCGCCGAATTTGGATTGAACCAAGTCTGCAGGGATTGCCAGCTTGTCTGCGATGTACTTGGAACGGCTAAATGCACCTCCGATCTTTTCTTCGTAGAGCTGCTTTTCGAAGGTCGCTGTCTTGGTGTTGGCTTCATCAAGCTGAGCCTTGTAGCCCTTGCTGATTTCTTCCCGGACCTTGTCGATCTCACCGGCATCCACCAGCTTTTTCTGATCGAGTTTCGACACGATTTCGAGGGCGTTCTTGGCGGCAGCGCCGTCCGTGATCCCTTCGAAGGACTTCAAGGCAGTTTCAGCAGCCTCTTTGCCTTCGCGGTGGGACTTGGCTTCCGCGTTCAGGCGAGTGATCGTGTTCACGGTGCCAGGAGCATCAAATGCAACCTCTTTGCCATCGTCGTACACATACACAGGCTTGCCGTCTTGCAGAACTGCGTGGCCTTGGTCATCCAATTTCAGTTTCAAAGTGATATCTCCAGGCATCCGCCCATTTGTTGAGCCATCCGGCCCGCTGCGGCGCTATCCATCCGGAATCGCGCCCATAAAAAAGCCCCGGCGTGTGCCAGGGCTGAAATCGGTGTTCGTTTACTGGTTGTCGAGCGGTCGAGCGGTAGGCTTAACAGGCTGAGCCTTGAGCTTCGTCACCTCGTCATCCCAATCGAGATCTTCGCTAAGCAGTCCACGGCGCTGGACCTCAGCAAACAGGCTTTGATCAGACAGTACGCCGTTGATGTTCATGTTGAGCAGGAACGGCATGGTGGTTTCAGGGCTGAAGTCGACGTCAAAGTTGCCCTTGACCTGGACGTGGCCACCTTCCGACTCCTTCATCCAGTCAGCGAAGAACTGAAGCACCTGGTCAAGCGCGTCCTCAAGCTGACCCGCCATGGTTTGAAGCGGGCTCATCTCCTGGCACGCCTCATCCTCGGCCTGTGTGGCCGTCTTGACGGACTGCTTGTCCTTCTGGAGCAGCTTGGCCCCCGCCAGGCGCATGTCGTCGACCAGATCCAGCAGCGACTGCCGACCGGCCTCAATGGCTTTGCCGGTGTGCTCAACCCACTTCATGTCCGCGTCGCGCGGCAGACGTGTGGCAGATCCGGCGCCTACGGTGATGTCGACACCTTCCTCGATTCCGATCACCGCAAGCATCGGCACCCGGGCGACGTGCAGGATGTTGTCCTGATCGCTTTGGGACTGCCAGTGCTTGATGTTCATGTTCGCCAGCTCAAGGAGCGGCGGCGTTGCGGTCATGAAGCCGGTGCGCTTGGTGTAGAAGGTGGTCAGCGGGATTTCAGTCAGGCTTGTGAGCCCTTCCCCATTCTTCTGCCAGGTCTTCTGTCCCTTGCCGTCATCCACTTCGATGTAGGTCGCCCAGGCGCCAGGAACCAGTACGCGGATCTGGTCGATACTCTTGGTGCCGAACTCTCCGTCGTCTACCTCAACGCACTCCATGTAGCGGAACTGGGTCAGCACCTGCTGGCCGCCCTTGTTGGCCGATCTCCAGCCCAGCACCTGGCCAGGCTTGATGATCACTGCATAAGGGCGCACACCGGCGGACTTCTCGTCAGCCTTGGTCTTGAGGCCGTCGGCCATCGGGTAATCAACCAGAACGTGGCACAGGCCATGAGACAGGCCCGCACTGAACAGCGACTGACTCCACACCTGCAGGTTGTTGCCCTGTAGGTCAAAGTCCTCAGCCATCTCCTCGATTGGCTCTGGCACATCCTCGGTCAACGTGATCGGGTCGGCGAATACACGCCCGGTCATGTTCTGAACGGTCTCGCTGTACGCAGGCAGTAGCGTGGAGGTCTTGAGCCGGGCCTGATAAGCGTCAGGCTCTTCCTTTGGCCACTTCGGCAGGTAGGTAACGCCAGCCTTGCGCATGGCCCTTGTGCCACCCATGAGAGCGTCAACAATGGCCCAGTCCTGTCGCATTTCGTCTACGACAGGGAGCGTTTTGCTCGGGTCATCACTCATATTCACATTCTCAGAGGTTCGCTGGTGGCGTTGCGCGTTTTGATCGGGTAGCGCTTGGCGATGAAGTAGCCGAAGGCGTCGTTCATATGGTCGTGACCCTTTTTCGGGTCTTTGTCAGGCTCGCCCTTGTCGGTGTACGTCTGGCGCTCAAGACACAGCGCCAGTTGCGGGCACTGATCGATTTTGACCAACAGGCGGCGTTCGCCGTAGGTGTTCATGAACATCGCATTGACCGAGTTCACGCGATCTTTGACTCCAGGGTTTGTCGAGTCGACGACGACCGTGAAGCCGGCCTTCCTGAGCAACGAAAGGTCTGACTCGCTGGCGTTCTTACTGCTGGTGTTCTGCCCGCTCGCATCCGGGTAGACGGTGATCGAGTGCCCGGAGAATCTGGCCTTGATCTTCTCGATCATCTCGGGCGTGTCGCGCACCGTATGGAATTCGTCGAGCGCCAGGGGCAGGCCGTTACGGACCACGTTGACGACCGCAGACATTTTCATGACGTTGAAGTCGATGCCGATGTGCAGCGCTTCACCGGACTTGATGCGCTCGGTGGTGCGGCACTCTTCTCGGTTGAACGTGTAGTAAACGACGCCTTGGTAGTTCTCGAAGCTGGCCTCGTATTCCTGGCGGAATGTGCGAGGGTCCATCTTGCGACGGGCGGCCTCAATCTCTTCGG